CGGCACCGAACGGGAAAATATTCACGCGAAATAACGCATGGGTTGACGCCGGGCAAGTTCTCAAAGGTTGGTATCCGGACCAAACGTATCCGCTTGTACCGTAGGTTTCATAAAACTGCCCCACAAGCCAAACTCAGGAGTTTTTGACATGACAAACTTTAACGTGATTTGCGGTAGCCCGGTCGCTGGGGCATCGTTGCTTAACGGTGACCTGATCGTGCTGAACAACCCGGACGATCCGACAACCAACAAGTGCACGCAAATTGCACAGTTGGCGGAAAAGATCAAGCTGATTGCCAATGCACCGGTGAACATCACCGCAACGCTCGCGGTTACTCACGCATTGCACAGCAACCGTCCGCTCGTCATTAAAGCTGCTGCCGGGTGCGCCATCACGCTCCCCCTCGCCACTGGCACTGGTGACATCTACGAATTTTACGTCGGCACAACGATCACTTCGAACACGGTGACGATTGCGGCGACGGGCACTGACAAGGTTGCTGGCAACGCACAGTTGACCGGTGCTGCCGGTGCAATCAGCGGGTTCTCCGCAAACGGTACGTCGAACACGACTGTGACCATGAACGGGACAACGAAGGGCGGTATCCTTGGCGACATCATTCAGTTGACCGACATCCAAACCGGGCTTTGGGCTCTTGAAATGGTTGCTCAGGCTACAGGGACGCTGGCAACGCCGATCACGTAACCAAAACACGGCCTACCCGTGCAACTTGCCCGCCATGTGCGGGCATTTTCATTCCGAAAAGGAGTTCCCCATACTCGCCCTATTCGCGGAAGGAAATCCCATGCCGGCGACAAACGACTACCTTCAGTACGGAAGTTTTGGTGTGCTTTGCCTGATCATCGCTTTCTGGATGTTCAAGGGCATACCTGGTCTGTTGAACTACCACAAAGAAACCGTGGTTAAGATCACCGAGGACATGAAAGAATCAAATCGTCTGACTTGCCAAGCTCACCAAAACACGATTTCTGAACTGGTGAAAGGCTTCAGCATGGAAACAGAACAATGCAGGAATGAAAGAATCGAGGCGCAAAAGTTCTTCAAGGATGAGATGGAAAAGAACCGATCTGCGAAAACTGAACTGGCACAAATGTTCCAGAAAAATATTGAAACGATCATTATGAAGAAATCGGCTTAATTGACCGAATGAACCATTTCCGATAAAGAGGCTTCTGTACCCACAGGAGCCTTTTATGTTTCGCAAGTCTCTTTTCGCACTTCTGCTTTTGCCGATGCTGGCGTTTGGGCAGGATCCAACGCCGGCACAAGAGCCAAATATTATCACCGTTCCGCCGATGAAATCCGGCGAGTACAAGGAACTGACTGGCAAGTCCGGGTTCCCTGTTCTGCTATCATCTGGTGCCACTCCGGTTTACTGGGTTCTGATTGATGACGTTGGTTCAAGTCTTCAGCCAATCAACCCTGACGCATCTGGTAAAAGCACGTCGGCAAACTTCGGTTCGCCTACGCCTGGCCGGTATCGCATCTTCGCTGTTGGCGAGAAAGGCGCGCCTGCTCGAATTGCGATTACGTTGACTGGGACGTTGCCTGACCCGACTCCAAAGCCCGACCCTGTTCCCAATCCCGGGCCAGTTCCTAACCCGCCAAATCCCAACCCGGTGCCGGTTGAAAAGAAGGTCGCGAAATTCATCATCGTCGAAGACACGACGAAGGCCGGTTTATGGCGTAGCCAGATTCTCGGAAGCCCGAAGGTTCGAGCGTTTTACACGCAATTGGCTAAAGACTCACCGACTGGGCTTGTGCACCGCATCATCAGCATGACCGATGTGTTGAGCACGGACCCGCTTGTTGCGAAGTATCAGAAACTCGCAGCGGGCAAGCCATTGCCGTATATGTTCATGCTGGATTCGGCTGGCGCACCAGTCAAAGACTTGCAAATGCCGATGACGGACGAAGCGTTTGTTGCGGCGTTTGAAGTCCACGAAGGGCCTCGCAAGTATGGGCTGACGGTCGCCCCGCCAAAACTGAAGTGGAACAAAGTTGGTAGTAACCCGTCAGTTGTTCAGATTCCTCGTTCCCAGTGGGTCGAAGTCAACCTTGGACTATGCTGCCCTCCGGTTCACGATCAGGATGGTGTGGGGCAATGTGCCAGTGATGCCGCAGTAGGAACGGTTGAGTTTGCCCGGGCCTTTGCAGGGATGCCGTACGTCAAACTTTCAGCCGGCGATTTGTACGGCCGGGTGAATGGTGGTAGCGACAACGGAAGTCTACTCGAAGACAACCTGGCAGAGATTTTGAATCACGGCGTTGCGACGGCTGCAACGGTTCCTGCAATCTGGTCACCGCGATTCCGACCTGACAAAAACAAGGTCGATGCGGAGCGTGCTCTTTACGGTGTCGTCGAAGTCTATCAGTGCATGGATTTTGATGACATGGCCTCGGCAATCCTTCAGGGGTTTGTCGTTGAGCACGGGATGATGTGGCGAGACGGTTTCAAAGTTGGTTCCGATGGTTGGCTTTACAACGCCAGTGGCGGGCGTGGCGGTCATGCTCAAATGGCGTACGGCCTGGCCTTCAACAAGAAAACCGGCAAGTGGGGTTTGATCACCCAAAATAGCTGGGGCCTCTCATGGGGCGGTTCGGCTGACGGTACAATCAAGGCCGGTTCTGAAGTCGTCTCGGAAGACTTGTTCGACGGGCAGATTGGTGGCTTCTTCGCGGTTCGAGCCGCCAAGCAAACGCCGAACAACTTCCCCTTGTCGTCAAACTTCCGTAAACTGAAGCCGGCTAAGTTGGGCGAATTCCCGCTCGCTTTTTAAGAGGAGGTTTCTCATGCGTTCGCTTCTGGTTATCGCGGTTGCTGCGTTCTCGCTCGGTATGGCTCAGTCCGTGGAGTACAAATTCGTCTGGAATGGCAAAGAGGCGGTGAAGGTTGCGGTGGAATCCGAACCTGTCGTTTCCGAATCACTGCCGACGATTCTTCCGCACGAACCGCTTCCGGTTCCGCCGATTGCTGCTATGCCGACTGCTGAACCGAAAGTGACGAAAACCGTTCGCGCTATCGTCCCAGTGACGACAATGCAGACGGTGTGCCGAAATGGGCAGTGCCGTGATGAACTCGTGACGTCTTACGTGGAAACCGAAGTCGACGCCGATCAGCCTGCTGCAAGCAAGCCGATCGTCAATCCGAACTTCGTTCCCAGCACGACGCCAACGCCGGCTGCTGTCGTGTGGGCAACGCCAACCGGTGTCCCGATGGCAACGAATTCGACATGCACGACGTGTGGCCAAAATGCTTCAGCGGCATTCGCCTCAAACAGTGGACCGCTACCTTTCGTTCGTGCGACGGCTGAACATCTGATGTCTCGGCCGAAACTGTTCAACGGTAATTTCCGCAAGCGGTTGGCCAGCCTGTTTCACCGGTAAACAACCATGCCTACATTCAGGTCGTTTGTACGTGACTTCGGCCTGAACTGTTTCCTCCTGGCCGTCTTGCTCTGCATGGCGGCTTTTTCTTTACCCCGAATCTGGAAGAGAGTTTCCCATGAAGAAGTTTCGCAGCCTCTCCCTGCTGACCGCCCTGTTCGCGTACGTCGCATCCATCGGCTTCAACCCGACGTGGACTCTGGCGCAGGCAAGTGAGCCGACTCAAGTTGGCGTCCAGTACACGGACGCCGCATATCCGGACCCGGATCCCCCTCAGCCAATGCCGCAAGCGGTAACGGCAACGCCTTCCCCGCTTGCCGGCCATTACGGATTGATCAAGATTCAAGTGTCGAAGGCCCTGCAAGCCAAAGGGATGCCGCGGCTTCAGGCACTTCGCACGGCAATGTCGATGTCAAATGAGGAGATTGACGCCCTCATTCCAACGGCCGAAGCAATGGCCACTCAGGAACTCGGCAAACCGGTTAAGCTCGGGAAGATCGGCGACGGTTCGATCATCAAGGCGATTGAGGCATTCTTTGCTTCACCGCAAGGCCAAGCGTTGATGCAGGCCCTCGTCGCTCTCATCATCGGCCTGTTGCCAAAAGCCCAACTTGTACCGGAAATGTTCTGGTACGGCGGTCTGCGTTCTTGGAATGCCTAAATTAGCTCAGGATCGTCATGAACGGTCTTTCCACAAATCGCCGGCATTGGCATAACCATCGCCGGCATCATCATCACGGAGTAATTGACATGGTTCCCGACAAGGCAAAAGTCCTTCAGGAAGTTGACGACATTCAGGCCGTGAAAAACGCCATCCCGGTTGCGAAGGCAAATCTGGACAAGGCGGCTGATGACCTGTCGGTAGCTCGGCTGGCAGCGGCAGGGGCCCAAGCCGATCACGACGCCGCAGCGAAGGCACTCGATGACGCCGGACCAGATCCCCCCAGGTGCCACGAATTAAGCCGTAAACAAGAGATAAAGAACGAGAGCCAGCCCGAAACGGCTGGCTCTTTGTATTTGTAAGTGCATGGCAAAATCATCAAAAGATACCGCAACCATCAAGCCCAACGCGTTCTCGATGGACGAATTGGCTGAAGTGCTCGTTAAAAAAATGGGCGGGATTGAAGCCCTCGCCGAAACGATTTCATCAAGCGTGAAAACGGGCAACCTTGTCGTCAAGGACAAGATGATCACGTTGATCGTTCGTATGCTTCAGAATGCCACGCCGAAGGTGACCGGCACGGCGGCGATGACGGATGAAGAAATTGATCTGGCACTGAACGCTGAAATTCTTCGCGTGATGGTGTCGATGCCCGAAGAGGAATACCGTGACACGATCAGCAGGATCGAGCAGGCACGCGGCCAAAGCGAGCAAGGAAGCAAGAATCCAGAGGAAGAAAGAACAGAAGTTGTTGACGGAGATTCCGGACTTCAAGACGCAAAAGAAAATTCAACGGCTGGACCGGCTGACGGACGAATTGAACCTGGCCCAATTGGAAATGACGTCGGATTCACTGAGGAAGCTGTTGGAAAGCCCACCGGTCGGAACGCCAAGCCTAATCGGAAAATCCAACGCTTCGAGTAACCAGCGGCTTGAATCTCTGCTTTGCGAAAAGTACCTGCGCCGCCGCGAACCGCTCAACATCTATCGGCCGCTCGCCGGTCAAAGGGCATTCCATGAATCGGATGCGTTCGTACGGCTGGCGGTTGGGTCTAACCGGTCCGGTAAATCGCTCGTTTCATGTGTTGAATTTGCCCGGTGTGTTTTGAACCGTGACCCTTTCAACAAGTACCCAAAAAGAGGAATGGTCTACGTCGTCGGAAAGTCTTTGTTTCACCTTGCCGACACGATCTACCAAAAGCTCCGCAAACCAGGATTCTTCAATATCGTCCCGAACGATCAGGGCGAGTGGGAAGTGTTTCAGCCGTGGAATCCGGCCCACGTTGCAAAAGAACATCTTGTACGACCTTCGGATCCGCTCATCCCGTCCCGTTTCATTGAAGTCGAATCGTTCGACAACAAGGCGCAAGGTGAGATAACCTATGTTAAGTTTACAACCGGATGGGAAGCACGTTTTTTCTCGGCTCGCGGCCTACTTCCGCAAGGCTCGCCGGCTGACGTGGCATGGCTAGATGAAGAAATCGTTGATTCTCAAGATGGACCTTGGGTGCCTGAATTGCTTGTCCGCCTGACTGACAGAGGCGGGCGTATGATTTGGTCCGCGACCCCACAAAACGGTTTTGCCAACCTGCTCGAAATGTCGGATAAGGCCGATCGTCAACTTGAAGTATGGCAGTCGAATCCAGTCGATAATCCGAAGCCCGATGTCGTTCGATTTGATCTGAAATTAGAAGAAAACAGATACCAGAAGAAAAAGAACGTCGATCGACTTCGCCGTAACTTGAGCGACGACGAAGTAATGGTGCGATTCGCTGGCACTTCAATGGCCAATTCGATCAAGATGTACCCGCAATATTCGCTCACGGTTCACGGGATTCAGGCGATAGGGAAATACAACTTTGTCACTCCACCCCAGCATTGGACGCGGTATGCAGTCATTGACCCTGGCCATTCGATTTGTGCGGTGTTGTTCTTCACCGTCCCACCTGAAGAGGAATGCCCGGGGAAGATGCCGTGTGTGATAGCGTTCAAAGAGCTTTACATTCCACAGTGCAACGCAATGATGTTTGCCGAAGGGATGGAAGCGAAGACGATGGGTGATCAATACCAGACGTTTATCATTGACGGCCACGGGGCCCGACCTCGCGATGCCGGCTCGGGCGTGTCGATCGAGGAGCAATACAGCTTGGCATTGCAATCGAGAGGGGTCCGAAGCGTCGAAACAGGATCGGGATTCATTTACGGGAACGACGATCGGCGCGGGGGAGTGCTGAAGGTTCATGAGTATCTGATGGAGCGAAACGGCGGTCGGCCAAGGTTTTTGATTGCATGTGACCCTGAAGATCCGATGCAGCCACTTTGCCCGATGCTTCACTACGAAATGCGTCGTTACCGCAAAAAGCGGTCGAATGGGATTGTGCTCGAAGAGGGTGATGACCGAGGCCCAACTCACCTTGTTCAATGCGTTCGGTATATGTGCTCGTTCAATCCTGTGTGGGTCGAACGAGCGTATTCAAGCAAGGGGTTTAGGGCCTTCAACTGGATAAAAGACTTCGTTCATAATACAAATCAATCAGCCAGCAATAGCCCTGCGGTCAACTTTGGCCGCGGGTAACCCACCCAAAGGAAGATTCCATGGCCGTTCAAAAGACGAAGTACAAGGCGAGACTTGGCGACACAATTTTCGTCTGGCGTGCAAGCCGGCCGTCTATTGAAGTGCTACCTGGTGTGGCGATGGTTCAGAAGGTTGGTTTTGAATCGCGACTTGACGTTCTTATTCTGAACCGCCAAACGGCTCAGGGCGGCGGTCGACCGATTACCTTTTTGCTCGGCTGCGTTCCGGGCGATATTGTTGATATTACAAGCGAACAGTTGAGCGATTGCGGAACATGGATGGATCGCGAATCGTACTTTGCATGGGAAGCGGAAACCAAAGAAGCGAAGGATCGCGAAAACACCGATGCCGCACTGAAATTAACGTCTGGCCAGAAAAGTGATAAAAAAGCGGTCACTCAGCCAGTCTAAAAGAGGTGAATGATGGACGGATTTCGAGCAATCATCGCTGCCTGGACATCCGCCATCAACCTCGCTCAAGCCGAAAAGGACAAACGGTTTGGGGCCGATGCTGCAACTGGAATGAGGTTGCTTACCGGCCCGTACAACTGGATGTACGATAATCTTGGGGTAAATGACCCCCACTTCAGTTTCCAGCAGAATCGCACGGCCGCGCTGCAGGTTGCCCCTCAATCGCCTTCATTCCGAATGTCGGTCAACAAGGTTGCCGAACTCGTCCAGTTATTTGCCCCTGCTCTTTATCACAAGAATCCGCATCGTCAGGTCACACCTCGCAAGCCGTTCGTGATCGACTCGTCGGTGATGAACATGCTGGCTCAGCAGAATTACCCGCTTGCAGCGGGGCTGGCTCAGTTCATGTACCAAGGGGTCCAGCAGGATAATATCGACCAGATCAACACGCAGATCATTTCCTGCTATCTCAATTCTTCGCCAAACCCGATGGGGCTGTTTCGCGAAAGCCGCCGTGCGATCGACGAAGCTCTTATTTGTGGGGCTGGCGTTCTCTGGACGGACACGATTGTCCCCGATGGGACTCAGAACAAGGTCACCTGTTCGCTTCAGGATTCGATTGAGAATCTGATTCTCGACACGGGTATGCCGACACACGATCGAGCGAAGTGGGCAGTCCGTAAGCGACGTTTGCCCCTGATGGAAGTCGCCAAGAAATTCCAGATCGACCCGGAAAAACTACGGCCAATCGTTTCGATGGAGTCGATGGCGTCTGCGGCCGTGATGAATTCGAAAGGGTCAATGGGTCTGACGGAACGGGCACGGAAGGCAAGTTATGACATCGTGACGTACTACGAAATCTATTCGCGTGCCGGCCTCGGCGCACAAATGAAACAGCAAATGCAGCCGTCCGCTCGGGCTCTTTGCGACATGCTTGCTGGCGACTTTGCTTATCTCTGCGTTGCCCCTGGATTGGACTTCCCGCTCAATTGCCCGCCTGAGTTGTTCGATCAAGTCAGTACGCCCGAATCAATGCAGGCTCTCAAACAACGGTTCGCCTGGCCGATCCCATTTTGGGCGGACGGCTCTTGGCCGTTCACGATGATTTACTTCCATGAAGTGCCAAATGACGTTTGGCCGATGTCCCACCTCGCCCCGGCCATGGGCGAACTGAAGTTCCTGAACTGGTTTTACTCGTTCATCGCTGGGAAAATCCTCATCACGTCACGGGACTTCATTGCGGTTAAGAAGAAAGCGAACAAAGCCGTCCGCGAAGCTCTAATAAATGGGTCCGACTTGACCCTCATTGAAATTGAGGAATCGAGCGGGCTGATTTCGGAAACGGTTCAATGGTTGAATCACCCAAATATCAACGGTGACGTTTTCAAGGTTGCCGACATTATTGAACACCAGTTCGAGAAGCGAACCGGGATGACCGAACTGGCCTACGGCTTCACAAGCCATCAATACCGATCGGCTGCTGAGGCTGAAATCAAGAATCAGGCCACGAGCGTTCGGCCGGATGACATGGCGAATAAGGTCGAAGAGCAAATGTCGGACGTGGCACGGAAGGAAGCGGTGGCCGCTCGGTTCACCCTTCAGCCTGCCGACGTCTCGTTCTTGTGCGGACCGGTTGCTGGCGCTCTGTGGGGCCAGTACGTGATGAACTCGGACCCATCCAAGGCGATTTACGAAACCGATTACCGAATTGAAGCAGGATCCATTCGAAAGCCGAACCGTTCGCGAGACGCCGAAAACATGACGGCTTTCAGTCAGACATTCGGCCCATTCTTCCAACAGCTTGCTTTGGGCGGGATGTCGGCACCGTTCAACAAGTTGATTGAAGAATGGTGTAAAGTGCGAGACATGAATCCAGACGGATTCCAAGTTCAAATCGCTCCCCCACCTCCACCTGCCCAACAGGGCGGTGGTCAACAAGGTTCTCAGCCAGCACAGTAACCCACCCAAGGAACTGACATGCCTCTTTACCAGTACAACTGCGTCGACCATGGACCGTTCGAAGCGTTCCGGTCGATGTCGGTAGCTGACCTGCCTGCGCCGTGCCCAACCTGCCAGCGAATGTCGCCACGGCAATTCCTTCCGGTAGCGGTTGTCTCCGATACCTCGCTGTTCACAAGCGATCGACTTGGCGATGCGGCCGGATTGAACAACGATAAAACCGTTGTCGGTCGGCATTACCGCAAGTTGGCCGATCAAGCCGGCGTTGTCACTCACGGCCGGCAGTACATGCAGCAACTTGCCCGTTTTCCTGGTGACCCTCGGGCTTGGGTGGCGTCTCGTGGTGAAATGCTGGCCATTGCAAAAGAGCGGAATTTGAACGTCGAGGGGATCATAAACCACAAGGCAATTCCATCGGGACCGCTTGAACTCGGTATTGCCGAAGACATTGCCAAAGCCAAAGCAAAGAAGATCATGGCGGAAAAACCGGGTATATCAATGGAAGCGGCTCTTGAAATCGCGGTTGACCGTCACGCCCCACCCGGGCATAAACGTATCATCAAAAAAAAGCCGAAGAGTATCCCGCGTGCTCCGAAGCTGAACCTCAGAAAACGGTGACGCATGTACTGTCTCGCTGACCTTGTGGATCATCTGGTCAATTACTCGGGGCGAGAGAACAATCGGGAAACAACGGCTCTGGCGGTCGGTGCAGCCCGCCAAGCCTGCCAAGTTCTTGCCGGTAAGTGGTCTTGGAATTGGTTCATTTCCGAAATGACCGTCCCGCTAAATCCTTCGTATCTCACCGGGACTGTGACCTACACGCAATCGAATCTGCAACTCACTCTATCCGGGGGCGTTTGGCCGTCTTGGGCCATCTACGGAATCGTGAGGATCAACGAAATTGATTACCAGGTCGATACGAGAGTTTCAAATACGGTTCTTGTTTTGTCGTCCGCAAGCAATCCTGGCAGCGACATTACGACGCCTTCTACCTATTCGATCGTCCGAGTTGGGTATCAGCTACCGCAGAACTTTGACCGGATTTATTCGGTGTGCCAGCAACCAAACAACATTCAGCTTCAGTACCAGCAACTCACCGATGCCAGCGCGATCTGGCGGCGGTACAACTGGTCGCGGGCTTACACGATTGTTCCCGATCGTCATGCCCCAGGTCGGTTCATGGTCGTCATTGGATGGCTGACCGAAACAACCGGGGCAATTCAGATTCTTTACTACCGTCGATTGACGATGCTCAAATATGACAAATTCAACTCCCCTGATTCGAGCAGGGTCAACACAAGCGGAACGGCTCTTACCGGTAATGACACCCAATTCAATTTGGATATGCAAGGTGCTGTCGTTCGGATCACAAATGATTTGAACACTGACCCAACCGGCGAATTCGGTTTGAATATGTACGATTTCGAATCCATTCTGAAGACGTACAGTTCGCCGACTGCGTTCTCAATGAACGACGCCCCGCCAAGCGATTTCACAAACTGTCGTTACGTGATTTCGAGTTACCTTGATATTTCGTACGGTGCGATGTGGGAGTACCTTTTGCGAGAGAGCGAGAAGCAATACCGCTCGCGGGCTCGGATGGCGCCGTACAACGCTGAAGAGTTGATGAACTACAACACGGCGTTCACTGAAGCTCGTGAAGATGATTCTCGGTACGCGGGCCTTTCGCAGATCAACCCGTTTGGTGGTGGCTATATTTTCGGAACACTTAACCCTACAATCCTGAATTAACATGGCACCACAAAGCCGACAATTCATCGAACTGGACGACTTCCCCGGCCTGATCACAAACATGACCGGGGGAGAGGTTCCGCCAGCAGCGGCAGAAATTTGCTACAATCTGATTTGTAATCGGGTGGGCGAATTAACGTCGCGGCCGGGATACCTGCCGATCATTTGCGAGGATGACCAGTAATGAACGAATTCCAAGGTTTCGTTCGGCAAGGTGTCGCTCGCATCGTCCTTGTCTCGTTTTGCAATCCGAACACTGGCGCCGTGGAACAGTATGACGCAGCCCCGACGTGGCGGCTTTATGGTCCCACCGGGATTATTCTGAATGGAACATCTTCGCCGGCACAAACCGGAACTATCACCGGTGCCACGAACGCTAACCCTATCGTCATCACTTCTGCAAACCACGGGCTTTTCACTGGCTCGATCATCACGGTTTCCGGCGTTGTTGGGAATACCGCAGCGAACGGTGTGAGCCAGATCACCAAAATCGACGCGAACTCTTTTTCACTGAATGGGAAAACTGGCAACGGTGCATATGTCTCTGGCGGTTCATGGATTTCAACAGGTCTTGAGCAGATCGCTCTTTCTCAGGCAAACACAACCCTGCTGACTCCTGGCGAGACGTACACGATTGAGATTTCCTACACCGTCTCTTCCGCTCTTCGCAAAAAATCAGTTACCATCGGGTGCAACTAAATGTACCTCGGCCAATACAGACAGGGCGACGAAGTTGTAGTGCACCACCGTGCTTACGCGGCGGTCCCATCTACTTCGCTTGTCCCGTTTGCTCTTGGCAATCCTCGCATCAGAACATTTTCTAGCGGCGATACGAAGAAACTCATTGAATCGACTCGGGAAATGGCCGCGTACGATTCGCCGACTTTGCCGGGATTTTTCCGCCTGCCAATTCAACTCGACGAACGGTATGCGGCAACCGGTTCATATACTGTGGAAATTCGGTGGAACGTCGACGTATCCGGGAATCCTGAAGCCGTTGTGTTCCACTGTTTTGAAGTTCTGCCTGGCGGGAGTCCCGATGGAGTGATTACTTCCATGCTGGAACTTGTTCGGCCAGACAAACGGTTTATCATGTGCGGCACGACTGCCGGCCGGATTCTCAGACGCAAAAACCCACGGGTGGCAAAATGATCGACGTTCGCAAACCACCACGTTTCATGGGAACCGCCCTAAAAGCAACAGGGCGGTTTCATCTGTTTCAGGGCCATTCTTGGAAGTCCCGACTGTGGGACATCGAATTCCCGAACATCGCAACGCTGCTCGGACTGTCGTCGATGCAGAATGTGAACTACCGTGGCACCACGCCGATCACGGCTTGGTACATCGGTGTCATCTCGGCAACCGGTTATTCGACTCCGCTTTCTTCGGACACGATCAGTTCGAAGCCATGGACTGAATGGACGGACTACACGGGCAATCGTCCGCAATGGTCGCCTGATGCAGCGGTCAACGGTGTGCTGACGAATGCGACGTACGCAAGCATCACTCCAAACGCCTCGACCGCAATCCAAGGTCTGTTCATCGTCAGTGACAATACCCGTGGCGGAACCACGGGCCTCCTCGACGCAACCGGCGTCCTCGCTTCGTCTCGAACCGTAACGAGCGGAACGCCTCTTCAGCTTCGCTATACCAAAACTCTCGCACCGGGATAACGGCCCATGCCGGACGATCGCACCAAAGCCGGGGGCGTTTTCCGCCTCTGGTGTGTGGCTCCCAACGGTGAAAAACGCTGGGATGAGGAACTTCACAACCTTTGGACGATCGACCAGTGCAATCGCATCCTTGAAGTCCACTACAGAAACGGCTCGCGGATTGTTCAGCCGACGTTCGGTTTTATTTCCGGAAGTGGATACACAAGCGGCCCGTCGATTTACGATACAGCGGCCAACCATCCTGGTTGGGCAGACTTCACGGCCAAGGGATATTTGCCCGGGACGCCGGCCGTCTTTGTCCCGTTCTATGCTGAATTCAATCAGGACTCTGAACAGGGTCG